GTTCCAGTTGCATATCTCTGGTAGCCAGCCATGTGCAGATTAGATGAAGCGGTCTGATCGAATAGTTCTGTCTCGCCTGCTGCTGGAGCCGAGGCGGTCGCTACGCTATGCGCCAGCAAAGCAACGACAATATCACCGCGAACTGATGTCTGGCTCGCACTTGCAGAGGTTGCTGTGCCGTTTGCATCGGTGCTTCCCCTGATCGGAGATGATTGGTCTACGCCATAGTAATCAGTAGCCGACACGATTTTGTTATTCTGCGCAGAAGCCCATGTCACAACGACATTGTTATTGCCTGTATCTGGTGCAACTTTATACCAGAGGCTTGTTGACCTGTTGACGTCAGTTTCATCCACTATTTTGGTACACGCATCACCAGCGTAGGTGACGCTTGATGGAGCGACAGCACCGCTTCCACTGTCGTGATTTGCCACCCAGACCAGGATCATCCTGTTGCCATAGGTTGACTGGACGGTATGTGCAAGCGTCACGCTGTCATCATCCGATGTCTCGGTTCCATTCGATGTGGCATTTTTGACTGGATAAAAGTGCGTTTCTCCATAGCTGTTTGAGCTGGAGTCTGCATCGGTCGTGGTCAGTTGGAAGGTATCAAAATCACTATTCTCGAAGTACACATCATCTGACAATCTGCCTGCCTGCCTTGCACCCATCCAGAATTTTGTGTGGTTCTCGTTCTCGGTTGCATACACCTGAAGCGTGGCTGGCACTTCACCAGGAATGTTGTATATATCAAGATAGTTTGTGAAGAGCTGCCCAGAATCCTCCAAATTGTTTGCAATCTCGTAGCTTGATGCGAATGCGGTCGGAAGCGAGGTGGCCTGCACCGCAGTTACCGCATCAAAAAAGCACGTGCCTGTCGCGCTGCCTGCCGTCGATTCGAGTCGTAGTTTGACTATCACCTGACCAGCACCAGACGGCACGGTCTGATTCTCTAGAGACAGTAATGTCCAATCAGACGTGGTGGTTGTACGGTAGGAAGTGGTAGTCGTTGCTGATCCGTCGTTATACAGCAACACCAGCCCAGCCTTCGAGTTCGACAATGCAGTCAGATGCACCCATGCACCAAAGCTCCATATCTCGCCAGCATCAACATCTGCAAGTGTTTGTGTGCGCTCTACCACCTGACCACTGCCACCAGAATTGGTCATGGTCAGCTTCAGGTTTGCATTGCCATATTTGGCATTCGTAGTATCTCGTGCAGTAGCACCAGTTGCATCTATGTTTTGCGTCCAGTCGGCTAGGGCAGTACCAGCAATCTCGAACGATGGGTTTCTGACATAATTCTGGATTGTCTCCTGCGCACCGAACGCGAATGGTTCGCATAGCAGGGTGAGTGATGCGTTGACGAGGTCTTTGTTTACTTGCAGCATAGCTCCATGCTGCGCTGCCGTTATTGGCTCAAACGTGCCAGTTATCACATGGAAGTACACAGGATTGGTAGCAGAGTCCCACTGGTATTTCAGCTTGACCTGACTGCCCAGTCCGAATGTTGAGAACTCATGCGCCCGACGCAGGAAAGCCTCCAGCAATTCCACGTTGGTTGCGAGCGTATCTGATGAGCTGCCGAACACCTGAAGACTCAAGGTTACGGTGCGGTTGTCGTATGCCTGCTTGATCAGCCTTGATCCAGATCGAAACAGATTACGTTCCCCTGCGAACGTAGTGCGCAATGCAGGAGATGGTGCATCAACACCACCCATCAATACCTTGAAGGCAGTGCCATCATTAAGATTGAGTGATGTTGCAGAATTTTCTAGTTGTATGCTCCAAGCCATCAGCTACTCCTCGTATTTTCACTACTCACTGCACTGCTACCTAATGCACTCGAAACCTCTGTTGCTGCTTTCTTTGCAATCTCGTCGGCACTTGCGCCTGTTGTGGCGTTGACTGTGACGCTGACGTTATTGGTAATACCTGTTGCAAATTGCGGAAAATCCTCTAATTGTTTCCTTGCAGCAGCAATGGATATTCCTGTTTGTTCAGCTAATTTTTCTGGGGTCAAATCCGCAGGAGTCATAGACGCATCGTATCGAGGAGCTACACTTCCACCGCCTGCTGCTGCATTGGCTTGTTTCATCGCCACTATCAATTTGTCTAGTGCTTCTGCGCCTAATTCGGCCTCAAGTCGTTGCCTCTCCAATTCCTTGTTAAACAACACAAGGCCGTTTTTTGCACGCTGCTGTGACTCTGCAAACTGACCTTCATACTTTCGTGAAATCTCTGTGAGTGCTTCTTGTAGGTTGAAAAATCCTGTGTCTACCAGTGCTTGTACTTCTGCGTTCAACGCACCTGTTTTCAAGCCGAGTCGCTCAGTGATTTTCGATAGACGATCTTGTGCTTTGTCCTCTTCAGTGACAGGTTTTTTGAGGGATTCAATGCCCTTCTCTAGTGCTGCCATCTGCTGTGCAGACATATCAACCAAGTCCTTCAAACCCTCGAATGATGGGATCGCATCGTCAACCACCGTCTTTGATGTCTCCTTGATCGCTTCGGCAACATCATCCACTTTGGTTTCGAATGTTTTTATCTTGTCTATATACCCGATTTCGACCCACGGAACTTTGTTCATGATTTCAATCATGTTGTTGACAGAGCCGATGAATTTATCGTTGATGAGCGTGATGACTTTGTTCAGTTGCTCTTTGAAAAAATCAACTATCGTTCCCCAATTTTTCCAAACGACAATGACGCCAGCGACGGCAGCAGCGATTGCTATGATGACAGCTCCGACAGGAGTAGCAATGAAGGCTATAGACGTAGCCAGTACACCCTTGAGTGCAACGCCGAAGAGTATTGTTGCACCAGCCAGACCAGCGAAGGCAGTGACGCCTAACGTACCAAAGGCAATGAATTGCTTTAGTGCTGGGTTCAGAGATGAAAAACTACTGACTGCATCGTTGAGCATATCTGCGAACTTACCTAGGACTGGCAGCAGTTCTTTTCCTATCTGCTCTTGCATATCACCAAAAGAATTGTTTAATTGCGTGAAAGGATCAGCCTGCGCTTCAGCAGCTCCACTGACTAATCCCATAACCACCGCTAGTCGTTCCTGAAAATCAGCGTTCTGGTCAAATTTAATACCAAGCGACTCGGCAGTGTGTACCTGCCCAGCAAGTGCTTTTGTCAGTGTTTCAGACTGTGAGCTGAGGTCACGACCAGTGGTTGCTGCTGCGTCCATGATCGCTGGCAATGCAGCCAGTGCATTCTCGGTCGATCCCAGCACTGGAATCATCTTAGTAAGGACGCGCAGTTGTTCTTCGTCTCCAAAGTTAGTTTTATTTTGCAGTGCAGCAGTGGCAGAGAGGACTTCATCCTCGAACCCTGCCATCGCCTCGCCAGTGTTACGTGCCGAATTGAGTACACCAGCGAGAGCTTTTTCCTGTTCCAATGCAGCAGACGTAAATTGCTTAATTGCTAGGCCACCAGCAGCACCGATTGCAGACAGGGCGAGTCCAGCTTTTTTGACATTGATCTGATACTTTTTTAAGGCGTCATCAGCTTGCTTAGTATCCATTCCAAGCGTGACTCTTACGTCATTCGCCATTGTCCATATCCCCTGCCTCACGCATCAGTGCGTGTGCGTGCAATATCCAATCTGCGTCCTCTTGCAACAGTTGGCTTGGCAAACACGAATAGCGTTGACACAAGCCGTCTATGATGCGTGCCTCAGCTAGCTCCCAAGGGGCGTTGACTGTTTCTCCAGTTCCGCTATCAACGCCTCCGCTGATGAATCCGTATTTCCTGACCTGACGGATAAAGGGTCGGGCGGAGTTACCACCGCCTCGATCCACCCCGACATCAGGCTTGTTACCAATCCAGTGTCATCTACCGATGACAGGCCATCGCCTGTCGCTGGGTATGGATTGCCCTCTTCATCCTGGACATTCCACTCCATCAGGTAGTCGTCACCAAATCGCTTGATCGCAGTCAGACTGCTTTCGGGATCATCACTGCTCGCGTTGCGCTGAAACCAGAACAGAGTCTCGAATGGCACAGAAATGACGACGCTTGCCTCGACACCGTGCCACGGTGAGTCCTCGGCAAAATCAATCGTTGCTGTCCGTCTGGTGACTCTGAATCCCTCTTGCTTTCTTGAGGTCATGCATCACTCTCCTCGGTTGTATTGGTGGGCTGGTACTTATTAACCTCGCCAGCCCTACGAGGCTACCGTTGGGAGTGACTAGGAGGCGCAATAATCCTAGTCATCCACGGCTATGCCCACGTGGGTACAGTTCCGCCAGTCAGCGTTCCTGGACAACTCCACGTCAATTCACCAGATGCTGGCCTTGAGAGAGCGTAGTCATTGAAGAACGTCTCATTGGGCAAACTCTGACCACTGACCGTGATAGTCACCGTTCGTGCTACTGAGCTGGATGGAACTGTTGAAAATACTGCGTGAGCCACGTTTGAAGCATCGTTGAATACACCATTGAGCGTGATGGTGAAATCTGCCAGGAGCTGCAACCGCTCCTCTGCTGATTTGTCTATACCAGTCACGATCTGGATATTCCTCGGAGTGCTGAGATCGAAGCTCGTAATATCATTCGAGATAGTACGTGCAGACCCACCACTGTCATCCACCGCGATACTCATTCCTATACCTGATTCTTTAGCCATCGATAGCCTCCTTCAGCTTCCTCAAATGCGCATCTGAGTCCCCAACGAAAGCATCCCCATCGGGATACCAGATCGCACTGCGACCTGTTTCAAACCGACCTATGTCAAACACCATGTCCTGTGCGTAATGCTTCTTGAAGCAATCCTGCCCAGCAGGGAAGGTGAACTCCCACAGGTCGTTGTCGATTTTGTCTTCGATATACCAGCGATTCGTACCGCCATTGCGTACCCACTGCACCGTGTCACTTTGAGATGATCCAGACAGCACGACTTTCCAACCGAACTTCTTGTTCGCGCATTCAGCCTGATCGCAACTGACCTGCACGACTGAGCCACGTACTGGCTTCGCTCTGAAAGCGACTCTCTGTTGATTAGTAGGAGACACGATCTGTTGCCTCTCCTCTGCGGAATGACACCGCGTAGTTCACTGGGTTGAATGTCCCTGTAGTTGTTACCCTGACGTATCGCTCTACCGTTCCACTGACCGTCACGCGCTCTGTTCCTATATCAGTCACCTGAGTAAACGCCACCAATGTTCCCCAGTCGGAGCCATTGGCAGAGTCCTGGATGGTTGCGGTGAAGTTTGATCCTGTGAACGCAGTGACGTGCAGGATCGCCTCAGCTCCTGCAGACGTCTGTGCGCCCTGATCCAGAGTCGCGGTGCTTGCTCCACTTGTGTCGGTATCAAGTCCAGCAGTCAGCATGACACCCCATACTGGAAGTGTCGCGTAGGTGTCCATTGTGATATCGAATGTGAGCATTCCATCTGCTGCCCTCGTGGGGTCGTAGTTGATCCCCTGTGCCTGCAACATGCCTGCAACCGAGCCTACTGACTGACCCAATGCCCACGTGATTGGTGTGCCTGAATTAGGCACACGCAACGCCAGGTGCTGCGCACCTGTTGCATCATTGAAGAATGTGTTGAATGCGAGTGATCCGCTCACCAGTCCCTGCAATCTATCCATAGCACTGAGATCAATGCCTGTGACATCAAGCGTCTGTACTGGCGTAGACCACGATGATATGGCTGAGACATCACCACTGATGTCGCTCGATCCTATAAAGAATTTCTGTGCCAACCCTGCGCTTTTAGCCATATCTGCCTCCTATGCTGCCTGTGTTGCTGAATCGTCAACGATCAGCGGTATCACGAGATCGACTATGCGAAACATCGTGTTGTTGATTGATACATATCCCCACGTTGCGGTGACTGGCGTGCCATACGTGCCACCCACGTCGATTGCTCGCACCGTTTCTCCAAGGTCAAATTCACCGATCAGGTTGGAGCTGACTTGTGAAACAGCCAGTGCCATCTCTGCCTCTACTGCGCCTGCATCATCACCCTGCCCAAATGCAGCCCTTCGATAGAGCCTAACCGTGGCCGTGTGCAGTTCAGTTGTATTGCTCAAGGTCAGTTCAACCACGCTTGCACTGTTCATGTAGATAGCAACGAACAGTTTGTCCACAGCCTCTGGTGGACTTGTTGGTTCGCCAACCTGAACCTGTGCTGCGTAGCCAGTCCTGGCAACGTGCGAGGCAATGGCATCCAATGTGCTTTTGATATTAAAAGCCATTACATATTCAACTTTCTGACCGCAAGGAATATGTACTTCTCTGCGATTTTTTTGCTCAATCTCGCCACGTGCTGCCCAGCGCGACGGAAGGATGCGTGACCCTTGAATCGTGACGCTGCGTTGCGTGAGCTGATGCCCTCAAGCCAAGCGCCATAGACGACACCACCGTCGGATATGACTGCGGTCATACCTTGTGTGCGACTTGATACATTCCTTCGATAATTGCCTGTCGATTCTCCTGAGATGTACACGCCTGCTGGTGCTGGACGCAGTGTCTCCATGAGGAATGACTCGCCCTCTTCTACCATCTCGCGCAAAGCACCAGATGCTGCATCACGTAGTGCCTTTGGCGCACGTGCATC